GTTAAGGGATATCTTTATGAAAGCCGGATTACAATTGTCCGGGAAATATGGTACAGCAGAAGATAATTCTCTGAAAGAGAATATTATGCTGATGTATGCTTATTATTCCCATGTTGAGCTGTGGAACACAATGTTTTTTGACAATGTGGACCCCTTATCATATGGTGATGATATGCTCGCGGCTATAGCAAATGCTATTCGTGAATATTTCAATAATAATATCTATCAACAGGATTGCGCACAATTGTACGATATGCAATTCACGACGGCTTCTAAGAGTAATGAAATGGAAGACTTTATTAAGCCCGAGGACGCTACGTTCTTACGACGAAAATTTAGGTATCACCCAATTATCGGTCGGAAGGTAGGAGCTCTAGCCCTCGATTCCATTGCGCGCTCGTTGAGAATGCGTCATGAATCATCACATGTTAGTGAACGAGAACAGCTTATTGCCACTCTCACGTCCGCTCTTTATGAGTTGGCGCTACACTGTGATACGCAAGAACAATTTTTCAAGTTGAAACAGGACTTAGTCCGAGTTATCAATAAGAATTCTACGATGGAAGTGCTTTTAAAGGAGCTACCATTGTACTCCCATATATGTGGGAACATTGCCGGATACAAAACCGGTGATGACGACTCCTTAGTGCACGTGACTAATGACGGTAATGACGAACTACCAGAACTATATGTACAAGGAGGAAAAGGAGGGCTATTGAGCCATAGAGATCGCATCACTCCTGAATCTGATGTGAGAATCGTCGAAGTCCTGCACACTTCAAACCACGTGTGTAGTGACTCTAATTCATGGTTTGCCGAGGAAAAGAAATACATTGAAAATGATTTGTACATGCAATTATCTCATCATGAAGATTTATTGCGTGTATACGAACGGAAAATTATGGACCTCCCATCTGGTCCGACAGCACGCGAAATTCGCATGCAACCAAATAGGTGGAATTTTGCTGATTATCCAGGATTGCGAGAACGGCTGGCATTATATTCTAAATACAATGACCAGAAGGAGACTATTGAGTTTTATCGTAATATGATCGCCAAGAGGCACACTCCCTCAATCTTTACAGAAAGTGGGAGTCTCGAAGCTACATGTGATGAGATGCGACGAGACGTACGACGAGTTTGTAACTCATATACTGAGGAAATTTGTCGAATGTCAAATGATACG